TTCAAACGGTGCAGCGGTTGAACCTGTATTTCCCGGATCGCATCGAGCGCTATACCGACCGGGGCAACGGCTGGCAGCCGCACGAGGAGGCCGGTTTCCCGTGGCCGATTCCGTGGCCGGTTGGCCGCATTCCGGTGGTTCATTTTCGCTGGAAAGATGACGGGCAAAACTGGGGCGAGAGCGAGCTAGAGCCGCTTATCCCGTTGCAAATGGCGCTGAATAAATCGGCGCTGGACGCGCTGGAGACGGCCGATAAGACGGGCGCGCAGCTATTGACACTGACCGGCGCGGTATGGCCCGATACATCCCCTACCGTGCGGGCCGGGGACGTACTGAGCGTGTCGGCCGAGGGCGCGCGCTGGGGGAGCGTGCCGGCCGGGGATTTGTCGCAGTTGCGCGAAGAAGTGTCGGCGTGGATTGTACGCATGGCGCAAATTGCCCATATCCCNNGCCTCGGCCGCGACGCAACAAGCGGACGATAGCCAGCTTGTCGCCAAGGTGTCCAGCGAGGCGGTGTCCCTCGGCAACGCGTGGGAGGACGTGATGTATTTGGCGCTGAAGCTCAATCAGGCTTACGGCGACGGCCGCGACCTGGCGCGGGGGGAGAACATCGAGACGCGCTGGGCCGACTTTGAGCGCGTTGACCGGCTGGCGGTGGAGGAGCGGCGGGCGGCGATTATGGCGACGCTTACCAACGCGGGCGCGTCGTTGGCGGGCGTGCTGGCATTGCCGGCACTGGGCTATTCGGAAGAGGAGCAAGCCGCGCTGCTGCGCGCGGATACGGCCGGGGAAGAGGGACTAGCGCAATGACGCCGCAACCGAACGACCGCCGCCGCGTGGTCCGCGGCCGGGCGATTGACTGGACGGACGAGGAGCTAGACCGCCTTGCCGAGATTCACGTCGAAGAGGATACGGCGCTGATGCTGGCCTTTGCGCGGCAGTACGGGCCGCGGCGACTGGTGGCCGTGTTGACGGCGCAACGGGAAGAGGCGAATGGGGACGCGGCGCAAGCCTGAGACGGCGGGCGATAGCAGCGCCGTTCGCTGGGAAACCGTCCAGACGCGGCGCGGAGAAAGCCACCGCTACCGCGATACGACCACGGGGCGATTTATCAGCGCCCGGCAGGTGCGCGCCGATATTGACCGCTTTGTGGACGCGGCCGGGCGCGGCTCGGCGCGGGAGCTGATGACGGCGCTTCAGTCCGGGCGCATCTCGCTGGCCGAGTGGCAATCCGGCATGGCGCGGGCGGTGAAGAATGTCAATTATGCGGCCGTTGCGTCGGCGTCGGGCGGCGTCCAGAACATGACGGCCGTGGAGCGGGGCCGGGCGGGTCATATCATCCGGGGCCAATACGAGAAGCTGCGCCAGTTCGCCAAGGATATTGAAAGCGGCAAGCAGCCGCTTGACGGCCGGGCCATGCGCCGGGCTGAGATGTACATGGACGCGGCGCGCGGGGCGCACCACGAAGAGAAGCGGGCGCGAACGGCGGCGCAACACGCGGGCCGGACGCTGATGATACGCTCGCGGCGCAATGCGCGAGATAGTTGCAAGTCGTGTATCCGGCTGGATGGCCGTTGGTTCAAGATGGGCGATGCCGAATACATCCCGGTTGGGCGGCGCGAGTGCTTGACCTCATGCCGCTGTAACGAAGAGATGGGGGTCATGCAATCTGGTGGCACAATCGCGGCCCTAGACGGCGACGGGTTCTAACTCCTCCAAGATTCCTCGTTTTCCTCCTCACCCTAGTTGTCACCGCGTTTTGTGGGGGCCGCCCGGACTGGCACGCCGGGCGGCCCCGTTTTATTCCCCGCGCGAAGTTGCCCCGGCGCAATCGCCAAATGGATTTTCGCTACGGCCGGTCGCTAGACTTGGGGGTATGGACGAAAACACCCCGACCCAGGCGGTCACCCCGGATGTCCAGGCGACAGACGGACAGCGGAACGAACCGGAACAACCCACGCAAGGCGAACACGCGCAACTAACGCCGGATGCGTTGCGGGCCGAACTGGAGGCCGCCAGGAAAGAGGCGGCCAAGTATCGGACGCAACTACGGCAGCAGGAGAAGGCGGCCAGCGACGCCGAGGCCAAGCGGATGGCGGAAGAGGGGAAGTACAAAGACCTCTACGAATCCATCAAGCCGAAGGCCGAGGCCGCCGCCGCGCTCCAGGAACGGCTCGACGCGATCACCGCGCAGACCCAGGCGGCCAACGCGCGGCGCATCGAGGCGATTCCCGAAAACATGCGCTCGCTTGTGCCGGCCTACGATGACCCGCTGAAGGTAGCGGAATGGCTTGACGCCAACGCCGCCATCTTGAGCAAGCCCGCCGCGCCGCCGCTGGACGGCCGCGCCGGGGGGAATGGCGGGTTGCCGGCGCTGGACGAGACGGCGATTAAGGCGCAAGCCGTGCGGCTGGGGCTTGACCCGGAAAGCTACTACAGACAGGCGCAAATGAGCGCCGCTAAGAGGTAATTACTATGGCTATCGCGCGTGATACGACCGCCGCCAATATCGAGCCGAAGGAAGGGGCGATTGTCCGTCGCTACACTGCCGGGGCTACGATTGCGGCCGGCGAGATCGTGAGTATGCAGTCCGATGGTTACGTTGACCCGTCCGATTCCACATCGGCGGCTCAGATGATCGTCGGCATTGCCCTGACCGCGGCCGTTGCCGCGCAACGGGTGGACGTTGTTGTGTTTGGCCCGGTGGAATGCTTGACCGGCGCGACCATCGGCGGCGCTGTTTACGACAGCACGACCGCGGGCGAGCCGTCGCAATCCACGGCGGGCAATCAGAAGCAGGTCGGTTGGGCCGAGAGCGCAACCGTTCTGTTTGTGCGACCGCTGGTTTAAGGGGGTGATTCATCATGGCTAAAGGGCGATTGGATTTGAGCCTGTTGACGCTCCCGGTCGGTTGGGACGCAACGGCGCTGGAGAACGAACGGCTGGCCGATGGCACGACCTACGCGCAAGTGGCGCAGATGGTCAACGCCGCGATTGGCAGCCTGAACCAGGAGATTAACGGCGACCCGCTGTTTAGCTCGCTGGTTTCTTATACGGACGAACCCGCTTTTGAGTACGCGGTCGGCACGTCCAACGGCTTTGAGCGGCACACGGAATACGGCAAGCCGGATGTAAAGCGCGGCGACACAACCGGCCACATGCTGCCGATTGCGCCGTTTGACCGGCGCTTGGGCTGGACGTGGGACTATCTTCGCAAGGCGCGCATGGGCCAGATCGAGGCCGGGATTGCCGACGCGGTGAAGGACGCCCGCGATTTGTTCCGGGTGCAGGTGCTTACGCGTCTCCTGAAGCGCGGGGACGATAGCGGCGCGGCCCTGGGGTTGGGCACAGGCGGCTACTCGCCGGGCTTTGCGACGGCCGCGGCCTCGACCGGGGTGGACTTCACCCCGCCCGCTTACGGCGGTACGTCGTTCACCAGCAACCATGAGCACTACGTCGGGATTACCGGCGCGGCGCATACGCTGGCTTTGTTCCAGGACGCGCGCGACGAACTGGAGGAACACGGCCATGTGCCGCCCTTCACCTACCTGGCCGGGCCGACTGAGGAAACGGCGATCAAGGCGTTAACCGGCTTCATCCCGGCGGCCGATCCGAACGTGCGCTATGGCACGCTCCAGGACGTGGCCGCGCGCGCGGCTTATTACGGGATCAACGGCGTCAAGTTCATCGGCACGCTGGAGGGCTTCGAGGTCTTCATCGTGCGCGGAATGCCGCAGTATTACGGGTTTGGCTACAAGTCCTATGGGGCGAATAGCCAGCGGAACCCGCTGCGCGTGCGCGTGCCGGCGAATCAGGCCGGATTGCAATATGTCGCCATTCCCGACCCGCTGGGCGGCAACGCCAACTACCCGCTCCAGAACCTGATGCTGTTCACCGAGTTCGGCGTCGGCACGGGCGACCGGACGAACGGCACGGCCCGCTATACCAATAGCGCGACCTGGGCCGACGGTACGCCGACTTAATGGAGGCTAGGCGATGGCTAAGTTTCCAACGGTAGCGGCGGCGCTAAAGCCGCTGCTGGACGCGAACAACGGATTGGCGGCGGCCAACTTCGATGTGTTGTCGGGCGTGACGGCCTCGGCCGACGAGTTGAACCTGCTCGACGGCCTGAGCGTGGCCGGTAACGCGACGGCATCGAAGGCGGTAGTCCTGGACGCGGATAAAGCGCTGCTCGGCCTGCGCCGGGCGGTGACGGTTGACGCGGACGGGATGACCGGCATCTCTGAGGCTTACAGCGGCGGCGTCTTCACGAACGAAGGCGCG